TAGCAGATAGCTTATCGTTCTCGTCTTTAGTTGGGGAAGTGATGTTAAACCGTTCAGCAATAGCTAGATGTTCAACCTGCGTATGTGCGGTTGACGTAGGCGTTTTGATTGCTGGCTCTGTTGGGTTAACTGTTTCTATTTGTATGTCCATACTACCCCTATTCTATCACTGACTGCATTATTTTGAGTAACTGCTCGGTACTGCGTTGCCACGTTGGGTATTCGTTACTGGCTAACTGCTCTCGTAAAGCCTGTTTCCTATCCTCGTCACCCAGTAGTGAAGTTAGGTTAGAATACAAACTGAACTCGTCTTCACAGGCTACACCAGCCCTAACAGTTTCCTGTAACGCCATAGTTGGGAAGTAGACTGGTATTGCCCCTGCTGCCTGTGCCTTTATACCAGTAATGCAGTATAGCTCGCCACCGTTAGCTGGATGCACCCATATATCGCTAGTACGGTATAGTTCGTTCATCTCCTCGTTAGTAAAGTCGCCACATATAGTGTTTGGTGTTGGTATGTAGCCACCATAGGTTACATAAAGCTCTGCATCTGGGTGTCGCTCTACCACAGATGGCCAGACTAGCTCTAGTGTCTCCAACCCTCTGTCGGGTGATGAGGCATACAAGCAACGTTTCGGTACTTTCTTTTCTGGGTATATCTGCGTCTCGTCATAACCAAGCGGTACAGTATACAGGTTATCGTGATGGGTGTTTGTGGTCTGTTTGGCGAACTCTGTTAGTACAGCCACCGCATCGAAATCTGATAGGTCTGGGTTATCGGTCAGCGAACTGTAGTAGACTGTTTTGCCCTGTGGTTTGAACTCTGGGTAGTTGACGTTAACCGTTACGTCTCCTGGTTCGTACTCGCTGTGATCCCGATACTCTACCCCACAGTGAATACCGTGCTTGCCGTTGTGAAAGACTGAAACATCGTGACCCATAGCTACTAAACGCTTTGACCACTCAATTACAGCCTCCTCACTACCACCGACACGTTTATCCCACGGAGACCAGCCATCGTTAATGTGTATATAGTTGACTATGAAACTAATCTTCATTTAGTCTAAGTCTCCCCAGATCTGTTGATAGATAACCTTAGCCTTCTCGTACTCGTAGTCTACGGTGTCTACTACTTGGTATGTGGCCTTGGCTTTATGTTCTATGACCATTGAGTTGTTACGAGCTACAGCTATTTGCTTCTGTTGAGCCCTCTTCCACATATCTAGGTCGGTAAAGTAGCCACGGAATGCTTCATTAAAACCACCTAGAGTTTCGTAGGCGTGTCTGGTCATAGCCAGTAAACAGCCAAACTTGGCATCACGTTCTAGCTTCTCGGCTAAACGTTTGTCCAGTTGGTCGCTACTCCAACAGGTTGCAATATCATACCCCACGTATAACGGGAATAGAAGCTCTGTAAGCCAGTTTTGGTGAAAAGTTAGGTCGTTATTGCCTATAACCAATATCTCGCCTTGTGCGGTCTGTAAACCAGTGTTAACAGCCCTTGAATAACCACTGTTCTCATTCATGTGTATTACTTTGCCGTTACGAGATAGTTCATAGGGTTCTGGCGAGCCATCATCTACTATTATTAGTTCTACGTTGCTACTTGGTGTGGTGGCGAAAAAACTACTCACACACTCGTCTGTCATTTGTTTTAAGTTTTTGTTTGCGATGTAAACAGGAATTATAACGCTAATTCTTGTAGAGTCTTGCATAAAGATTCTCCTCGCACTTATATATTGATGATTGCCAAGGCAGTCGCTCAACCCTCAAGCCCACCGCTTCAGCGTGTTTTTTTATTCGATCAAAGTTCCAGGGGTTTCGATGTATAGATGCCGCATTATGTTCCCAGTCCGTGTAGCGGTCTTTGTCCCACGGTCTGTAGTATTCACCTACTAGGTTATACACAGTGTTATCGGTAATCTCACCAGTATCTACGATGCGTTTTGCGATCACATCAATGTCTGGCGTTTCAATATCAGCAAAACCACTAGGCTCTAGTAGTCGGTATATTTCACGGAAGATGTCCTCACTCTTGTTATACGGTACGTGCTCTATAACCTGTATACACTTTATCTCGCTAACAGTACCGTCGTGGAATGGTGTGTCACAGATGTCAGCCTGTATGTCAGCAGTCGTGTCGTAAAGATCGACGTTTACAAAACCATCAAACCTTACGTCACCAGATCCAAGATTAAGCTTAATCATAACTTTCTCGCAATAATATAGTGCTCACCGCCAGAAGTTACTGCTTCAACTGTTTCACAATCAGCTGGCAATAAGTCTTCTGGTGAATCGAAGGTTGCGTGGTGTACTGAGTGTACTCGGTCATCTGCTGGTACCTCAATATATGCATAGCCACCCTTAACTAGTTTCTGTCCTATTAAGTTAAGAATATCGGCAGGGTTTGGCACGTGCTCTAGGGCGTGGTGGCAGAAGATAGCTGGTATAGACCCGTTCTTTTGCTTCTTTAGGTAGCTAACCATGTCATCACAGACCGTCTTGCCAGGGTGCTTCTCAAGCTTAACTTCGTTGATGTCCACACCGATATAGGGAACTTTACCAACAAACTTGTAGGCTGCACCATCGCCACAGCCAAGATCGACTAGCTGTTTGGGTGTAATGTGTCTGAATAGGCGTTCTACACCGTCCTTAGAACTTTGCTGGAATGATGTCTCTGCTTCAAACGTATAGTCTTTGAGTTGTTGCTCAATAGACTCTTCTGTACTAATTTGTGCGGTTGTTATGGCCATAGGTTTAACTCCTTTAGTTCTGGTGGTAACTTTGCTGGGATCAGCTTGTGCAGGGTGTCTGGTGTCACTGGGTGAACATCCTCTCGCTTATCTGCTAACCATACATCGTTATACCACTGTTTAATATCAAAATCGTGAGCGTGGGCGTAGTGACTGATCTTACTCCATACTTCGGCATCGGTTTTCGCCCAACTAAAATGGTGTAGCCATATAGGTGCTACCTCGTACTGGCTACCGACTACTCGTTTGTCTACAAATTGCACACTTGGGCGTACAGCTATCAGCATAGGGTAGTCTTTAGGTGGGTCTGCAACTAAGCCGTTCTTCCAGTAGGTGTACTGGCCTTCTACAATTAAAGCCTCTGCTTTAGTATGCTCAAGTGTCTTGCGTAGTATCTCCCAGTTCTCGTTATCTAGGTACTCGTCAGGGTCTAAGACAATGACCCAGTCTTTGTCTTGGTGTAGTGCCTGACCTGTGTTACGTTGGCTCTCTTCGTTTTCCCAGTAGGCTTGAATAACCCGTGCGTAAGGTTCTGCTAACTGGGCTGTCTTATCATCGCTAACAGGTTCGCCGAACCACGGTTCAGTTGAATTGAGTACGATCTTTTCATCTACCCAATCTGGTATGTGTTTGAGATGGGGCACAATCATCCGTGGCTCGTTATATGCCACACAAACAGTGCCAACACGCATTAGAAGTTCTCCGTCCAGCGTTTAGCAATAGTGTCCCAGTCGTGGTGCGACACGTCGAGCTTATTGCGGATAGCTTCTTTGCGTTCCTCGTCTTTCAACAGTTCTACTAATTCAGTCTGGAACTTGTCCTTGTTATCTGCTATGTCGCCACTAATCAACACACCTTGATTGCGTTCTTTTAGAACAGCGTAGTCAGTAGTGATAGGTACACACTTAGCAGCCATAGCTTTTGTTGCGGTTATACAGTCGATCTCTGGGAAGGATGTTGGATAAGCCCACACGTCAGCTTTGCAGTATAGTTTAGCCACCTCGTTACTTGGTAGCCGTCCATGTTCAGTGATGCCCTTTTGGCCCATTAAATAGGTCATCTTAGCTTTCCAGTCTCGCCCTCGGCTAGTCTTTCCGAATGGTGTCTTGTCAAACAAGTTGAAACCGTAAGCTATGTCTAGGGTGGCACTTGGTACTTGCTCGATAACAGATGGCCACATTTCCAGTAAGTTCTCTAGGCCTCGGTCATAACTTGATGTCCAAACTAGATTGTTCTTTTCTTTCTCAGGCAAGTCTGCGAACTGATCCATATCTATGCCATTTGGTACGATCTGGAAGAAGTCATCACCTACCTTTGGTAGCAAACTACGGTGGTACTCGCTCTTAGCCATGACAGTAACGTTCTTAAGGCTCTCCTCGGTAAAGAAGGTAGCATCTGGAACGTCGTGTATGTCTATCAACTTCTTGCGAGCGACTGTTGGTGTTAGGTAGGCGTTAGATCTCCAGCTAATAATGATGTTGAATATGTCTCTTGGGTTGAACCTCTCGAAGCGTACCCACTTAACACCGTCAACCGTCTTCTCTACGGGGCAGTTATTAAACACTGTTACATCATAGCCAAGCTTTGCCCAGCGTTTTGTTAGGTGTATAACTGCTTCTTCTGAGCCACCACAGCCAGTCGTAAGGCTATCTGGCCCCCAGTCTTCCATAACACTAGAACAGAAGTAGACTATTGAGTTATCTGGCCATACTTTAGGTGTAGAGAAACGTCTACGAAAATCAAGTAAAATCTCTTGACTCATCAGCTCGTCTGGTATAGCATCGGCTATTTTGCCGAGCGTCTTAGGGTACAGTTGTTTAGATAACTGGCCTAGTTTCACAAAGCTCTGAACGTAGTCATTAAGCTGTTTAGCCTCTGTAAATAGCGAAGCGTTCTCGGCTATCCACTGGTGGCGTGGGTTAAGCTTCTTAGCTCGCAAGTACCAGCCATGAGCGTCAGCTGGCTTGCCTAGCTCTAAGTAAGATAGTGCTATGAAGACACTTGGTCGGAAGGTGTAGCGTGTTACATCGACTGAATGCTTAGTCTGAGGCAGTTTCTTCTGCATACCAGTTAAAAAATACTCTATAGCCTTCGCCCAGTCGCCATCCTCAAAGTATGATTCACCCAAACTTAGGTACGAATCGGGTCGGTGCGGTAGTTCTTTCTGGGCATTTAAGTAGGCGTTACGGCCAGATTCTAGGTCGCCCAGTTGGTGATAAGCTTCACCGATCTGGATCCACGCTCTAAAACGTTCTTCATCCCAACCACCAACTTTGACGTACTCTAGGAAGATCTTAATAGCCATATCGTACATCTTGTGGTTGAAGTACTCTGTTCCTAGGTAGTAGGTTGTGCGTGGGTCTTCACCCTGTGTCTTGATGTACTCGTAGGCTAGTGCAACAAAGTTACGGTCAGATGATTCGCCTACGTGATCGGAAAGGTGCTCAACGTAGAACTCTTTTTCATCAAGGGTCTGTATAAATGGTGCGTAACCGTCTTGTGGCACGATAGTCTCATGTATTAGTCCTAGTTTTGAACCAAGCCAGTGAAACTTGCCATTGTTCTTAATAACACGTTCTCGTATGTGATCGGACACGCTGTTGCCCTCGTAGTCTTTACCATAGTCGTAGACTGCTTCAAACATATCAGCCTGTGAGCCTTCTACAAGCTCTCTAAGACGTTCTATACCGTGAGGTTGGTCATCAGCATCTAGCCAAAGTATGTGCGTTCCTGTGGCCTCTGAGAAGCTAGTAGTGCGAGCGTCGGCAAAGCGGAATATGCGGTAGCCATCGGGTATATTAACCTTGTATTCTTTCATCTGCTCACGGATCTCAGGCTCTATTTCCTGAGTGTGGTCTTTGACAATAACTTTAATGCCGTTCTTTTCTGCCCAGTCAATCGCTGGATCCTCTGGGGGCATAACTACGATCCACTCGTCTATATGATCTTCTACTAACGGTTTCAAGCGTTTGAGGTTGGCTAGTTCATTCTTGCAGATCATAGCCAGTGTTAACGTCATAATTCTGCGTCTCCGATCTTGAACATTTTGTAGGTGTTGCCGAAACGTCTAACATTGTCCTTGCTCTCGAAGAACTTAGGGTAGAATGTCTCGATGTAGTTCATTAGCTCTGGGTGAATAGAGATTGAGTTTCTAGTGGTGATTCCTGTGCCTTGATCGTAAGACGAAGCAAAGCGTTTGTCCGTTAGGTTGTCTCTAACATTCTGGTTAAATGTCATGTTCCAGTTAGCACCAAACGGGTTACGTCGTGCCCAACGTTTGACTAAATCATCTATCTCTACCCACATAGCCGAGCCAGTCTTGCTGCCTATGCCACGTATTATTTGTTGTTCTTTATCCATATTATCTCCAATAACAATAAAGGACAGCCCACACGGGGAGCGAGCTGCCCTTTGTTACTATTCGTTTCTGGTTCCCCGTTTGCATAAGCGGAGTATACCATAACAAAAAGAGCTCCACAATGGAGCCCTCTTTGTCTGAGTTGGTTTACTACAACGCTTGAGTTGTAATGAAGCCAGCTTCAGGGTTGCGTACCTCAAGGGTAAACTCACCGATAACCTGACGACGTTCTGAGTCACCAGTCTTAGCAAGTGGTCGTACCTTTGGTTCACGAAGCCAAGCTGTTGCAAAGTGGTCCATTTCGATACCGATAATATCGTTACCAGAATCACCAGACATCTTAACAAAGCGGTGAGCTACTAATTTGATAGGCTTGCTAGAAGCATCAGATTCGTAGATCTCGATTGGTGTAACCAGTCGCTTGTCATCTTGGTTGTAGAACTTAGTACCGCCAGCTGTGAAGCCACTAATACGTCGCTTAAGTGCCATAGGGGCAAGGATAAGGTCGATATTAGCACCAGCTTCCCATACATTCGCCATGTAATCATTAAGACGAGTTTCGCTTAGTGATACACCTGAAGAAGTAGTGGTGATGCTTAGTGAGCTCTTAAGGCCTGCCATTTGGCGAGCAGTAGAACCAGTACCAGAGATAATAGTTGAGCGAAGAAGTGCAACTTCTGCGAAGTTAGCCCAGTCTTTCAAAGCTTTATCTGTTTCGTAAGCAACTCGGTCTTCAGGGCTGCCGTAACGGTCAGTAGCCTGTTCAGAGTCAGTTACGTCGTAAGCAACATCAACGATGTGCATAACGTTAAGACCACGTGTAGGGTCGTTACCGTCGTAAGTAGGATCGCCACCTTCAACACCAGCTTTTAGGCTTGGAGTACGAAGAGTGTCCCGTGGTACAAGATGAAATTCATCGTTGCCCATAGTTCGCTGTAGGTTACTTACTAGGTAGTTTTCTACTGGATCAATTTGTGTGATTAGGTTCAATACGCTTTCTTTAACAGATTCGTCTGAACGTATAATTCTTTGTCCCATTTTAATTTCCTTTTAGTTTTTTAGGTAGTAGTGAACGCTAAACTATGAATCTTTTAACGTACTCTCGTCGAGCTGCTTCACGTTCGGTCAGGTTGCCAGTTTGCATCCGTCCCATCAGTTCAGCTTTTTCGTCAGTAGGTTCTGAAGTTTGGCGTGTGGTCTCTACTTGAGCAGATTGTTTTTCGACAATCTTCTGCTTTGTTTCAGTAACGGTGTTATTCCGTACTTCCGCAACCTCTTTAGCTGAAGCCGAAGCTCTGCTCTTAAGGTAGGCATATTCAAGTCGAGCCTCGTAGCCTGAGATTTTTGCGATCATTGGATCCTCTGCCATCACTTTGTTCATAGCCTCACCATCCGCATCTGGATGGGTAAAGATAAACGATTGGACGGTGGTCTTTCTGTCGATTGCATCTAATCGTGGGTCTACGTTTTGCGATTCTTCATATCCATCGTAGCCTTCCGTGTCCGTTGCAGTCTGAGCTGTTTCGGGGGTAGCAAACGATTCGTTCAGAATCCTTGCGAGTTCTGCCTTTTCTTGGGCATCTCTAGTTGCTTTAGATTGGAGTTCCTTGTAGGCCTTCTCCATGTCTTCAGCACTTTTATATTTGCCAGCGTAAAGGCGTTCCTCTGTGGCTGTGTCCTCTGCTATTACCTCTGAGCTTGTTTCCTCTGTGCTCTGAGCTGCTTCGGGAGCCTCACTTGTTACCTGTACATCGGCCTCACTTGATTGGGCAGTTGCCGTGTCCGTTGTGACGGGGGCTTCTGTCCCAGTAGTTTGGGTTTCGTTGTGCATCGTATCTTAATTTAATGCTATTGCTTGAGTTATGTCAACTATTCTGGCTGCGTATTGTAGTAGGTGTTGATCTGCTCAGTTAACTGCTTGATGATAGTCTTAGAGCCACGTACTTGCTGTATTGGGTAAAGTATACCGATTATCTCGCCCCTAACCTTACAAAACTCGTCCCAGTCTTTAGGGCCGTTGCCAGCCACTAACTGCATAATCTTCTGCACGGCTGTATCTACCTGTAATGCAAAAAAGTCCTGAAACTCTGCTGATTGATTTATCTTCTCAAGCTTTTGGTAGCTCTTAACTTCTTGCTCAACGAGCAATCTCTGTTCTTCGTTATCCATACATCCCCCGTTTGTTAATTACTATGCTGGAAACTTTTTAGCTTTGTTAGCACCTTTTTTGGCAGGTGTTGTAGCAACTTTAGCTGATACGCCCTGTGAACCCATAACCTCTTTAGGTGTGGTTGCTGATGCTTTTCCTGTTGGTATGTAACCTTTTACTTTTTTCATACATTCTCCTTTTTTCATTTTATTGGTTTCCCATTAACATAGCAAGTTCTTGGTCGGCACGTGCACCCTGCATATCTTCTGGTGGGGCAACTTCAGGGTTCATAGTCTCTTCTTGTGGTGGCACTTGACCGTCCTGCGAGCCTTGCAAGGCAGATATAGCCTGTGCCTCGGCTTGAGCGTTCTGTGCCATTAACTGCTCTTCTTGAGCCTTCTTAGCACCTTGTAAGGCTGAATTAAGCTCGTCTAGTATCTCTTGTTTACCTGGTAGCTCGAAGGTATCAAGTACCATTCGGATAACTGGCAGTATAACTGCTGGGTTCGTTTGGATAACTGGGCCAATAATTGGTGTAATGTACTGTAGTAGCTGTACGGCCTCTTGTCGGGCTGCTATTTCGTCTTTTGGTAGCATTGAACCAGTCTCGATGTCGATAAAGTAGCTACCACGTATGTCGCTAGGGTCTAGCTGTACCCATTCAGTAGCACCACGCTCGCCAACTATCTGGATCATTCGTTCTTGGTCTAGGAACTGCTGGTTAAGGGCGAACACTAGCTGTCCGATCTTCTTAACAGCCTCTTCTAGTAGAGCAATCTTAATAGCGAAGCGTTTGCCAGCCATGCTCTGGGCTGTTACTACCTCGGTAGCGGATCGTCGGCCACCTTCAGGAAGTAGACCAATACCAATTTCATCAATCGCTACTGACATCTTAATATCGGCAGCAGTCTGTTGCTCGATCTGTGTTGCACTACCCTGTAGTTGTGGCAGAGATAGGACATCCATGCTGTTTAGATCAGATACCATCCATACGCTACCTGGTGCCATGACAGCAGAGTTCGGGTTACGGAGTGTACCAGGGATCATCCTGATAACTGGGTTAAGGGCAAGGTTATCGTAGTCACGACGTTGGTTACGGATCGAGTTTATCTCACGTTGTAGTGGATCAATGACAGATAGTTCTGATTGACCATATAGAGCGTGTGGGTCTCGGTAGTCATCAAGCTCTACGAAAGGTATTTCTTTGTGAGTGTATGGGTTGGGTGTGTCTCGAAGCACTACGCCACGGTTAGCCACGACGATAAGTCGATCCTGTTCCCAGTATTCAAAGATTTCTACTAATTCTTTTTGTTTGTCCTTCTGTGGGACGGCATCTCTCAAGCGAACTTGCTTATCCATGTAAGTATCAGCGTCGCCTAGGGCAACTTTGTCTACGTTCTGGTAGTTGGGGTTATCCTTTAGCTCAGCTAGAGGTACTGTCTTGCGGTGGATCATGTACTTTGCGTTACCACCGAAGCCACAACTAGTAGCATCTGGGTCTATGTAGAGATCCATTGGGTCTACGATGTCTACAATAGGATCATCGTATTCGATTTCACTCTTAACGGTCTTTTTGAAGGTGATTTTATCATCTTCTCCGACAATAGGCTCCATAGTTGTCTTGGTCTTGGTCTTGAAGTTCCAACTAACCTTTGCAAACGACTTAGAGTACATCAGCGAGTCTTTGATGTAATCGTACATCTTCATTCTCATGCCCATACGTCCCCATTGGTAGCTTAGTAGGTCTTGTACAACCCGTGGGCCATCAGTAGGGAAGTCGGGAGAGCGTGAAATAGCTCGCCACTTAGGGTCTCTTGCGAAAACCTTTGGTATGATTGTCTCAACAACGGTGAAAGACCATGGTACGAACAGTTTTGATCGCCATGGATACTGTGATTTGTCTAACTGACCCTTCCAGTTCTTGTAGGATCGTTCCCATATTGGGTCTTGTGAAACTACTCGGTATGAACGAGCTCGCTCGAACCTGTCATTGACGAGTTCCAGTGTCTGTTTCTGTGTGTTTTTTGCCATTTTTATATTCCTAATTCTCCAGATTTATAATATCACACCTTTAATATCCTGTAACTGGATCGACTAGCCCTTTATTCAGGTAGTTCATGGTCTGTTCCTCGTCCGCTATACCTTTATACATAGCGAAGAAGTAGCGAAGGGAGTCGAGTGTGTGGTTATTCTTATCTTCTGGGATGTTCACAGAGTCGCCCAGGCGGTCTTTACGCCATGAATAACTCATAAACTCTTTAATAATAGCTTTACAGCGTGGATGAATGACTATCTTGTTCTCTTTAAGGCGTTGGTGTACTTGGTTAATACCAGCAATTATCCACTGTCTGTTACCTTCACCAGTGTTCTTCTTAACTGGCGTTGAATAGACACCGTAGCTACCAAGATCCATGATAGTTTGCTTGGCTGCTGAATCGGCGTAAGTAGCTACGAAGTAACGATGGGCAGATTTCTGCTTAATTAGCTCGGCCAGTTCGGATGTATAGATCTCGTTAATATATAGCTCATCGAAGATGTGAATAGTGTCATCTTTGTCTACCCCGATAAATAGAACGGCATTCGGGTCGGTGGCACCGAAGTCGATAGATCGGTAGAACGACCAATTCTCATCAACCTCAAAATCCTGGACATGTACCTTGTCGTCAAAGCCTGTGTAGATCAGCCCTGCGAACTTGGCGAACTCAGCCATGTATTCCTGGGTAAAGAACTCCTCAGTCAGACGTTCTCGCTCTTTGTCGAGGTTCTCCCGTTTAATTGTCGGGTTGTCATAGCTTGTGAAGTGGAAGGTCTTCCAATCGGTATCGCCATCGGCTTCACGGGATACTGCGGTGTCCCAGAACTTCTTAAAATGGTTAGCGACACCATTAGGGGTTGTAATAAAAATAGCCCAACCATTTGTCTGGGTGAGCATCGGGCTAACAATCTTGTCCCAAACATATTCCTTCTGGAAAGCATACTCATCTAAGATAACACCTTTAAGACCTGCCCCACGTAGCTTATCTTCTCGATCACTACCCTTAAACTCAATGATACTGGTCTTACCTGGGATGGCCGACATAAGTTCTAGGATGAGCTCATTGTCATTCTTTTTAATAATCAAGCCTTTAGGCACATACTCAGCTACAAGGTCTCGCCAATAAATAGATTTAGCTTGGGTATACTCGGGGGCTATGATCCAATACCTCCCTGGGTTGTAGAGAGCCTCTCTAAGCACGATATTAAGGGCAATAGCACTTTTACCGAACCGCCTACCTGCCCGTATAACCAGAAAGCGATGTTCAAGACTAGCTGCTGCTATCTCTTCTTGGGAAGCATGAGGTTTAAAATCAAGCGTGATGCTCTTTTTATTCTGTATCTGTGCTAGAGACATCTATGACTTCTTTTTGATTTGTTTGTCTTCCATTACCAAAGAATGCATTTTTAACCTGTAACTGCATAGTCGGACGTTCCGACTTATTCCAGCCATGTAATTCAAGAATATCTTTAGCAGCCAAACGTTTGGCACCGATCTCAGCATCTTGTTCAGCAACCTTGCCTAACTGCTCTACAGCCCACTCAGGGCTTAAACCATGCTTTGTAAGGGCTTCATCAATAGCATCTTGTATATGTGGCTTACGATGCTTAATAGAGCCATGGACATTAGCAATCTCTTTTGTCGTGGCTTTGAACCCTGCTTCTACATACGCTTGGGCGTTGGTCATACCGAGTACCTTATTCCTTACAAACTTACGGTCTCTTATTGATAACTTCTTTTTTGGTTGTTCTATTTTTCCACTCATAATGTGAATTATATCATACAAAGAGAAACCCACCGTTTCGGGTGGGCTATATCGCAGTGTTCTCTTTTGGTTGACAGCGACTGGCTGTTGACTTAATACTACCAAGCGTATACACTGATGTCAACACTTCGCAGTGTTGTCTGACTAAGGTTCAGGTAGCAAACTGATAAAAACCAAGAACCCAGGGCCAGTACTTAACAAGATAGGGCATAAATCGGATAAGGAGTAAACGTCACTGGAAACAAACGGAACCTCCGAAGCCGTGAGGTTTCCCAGACGAATCAAACCGTCGTAGAAAGAGGCATACTTATGTGGATAGTGAAGCCCACTGTCAGTAACATATTGGAGCCGCAAAGTAGGGGTTAGTGGTAAAGCTACACCTGGGCACGTTTGACCCCCTAGTTCCCTCCCTGTCTAAGTAGTATCATCGTTATTGTAATTTACCCCTGTTGGGGTAGGGAAAAGAGTACCTTTTTATCCTGTTTAAAGGATTATACAAGTAATTTAACCAAGATGAGCGTAAGCGAATCCGACGCTTGCGTCGTTTCGAGGAGTAATATGGAACAAACAATTAAACTAATTAGACCAAAGTCTAAGACACAAGGACTAGAGTGGTTACTGCTATCTTTTGCAGCTTTTAATGGGAGCGGTTATGGAGACATGAGTACACCAGAAAACTTTGTACTGTCCTACATAGCCTATAACACATGGAAGAACCGTCAGGAAGCTGTGAGGCTTGCTACAGAGTACGTAGAAGAACTATACAAACTAGCTGATCACTTAATCGAAACAAGCAATGGTGCATCACACAAACCAAATGAAAAACAGTGGAATAAGTTTATTAAATTCAAACAAACATATAAAGAACCAGTAAATTTATTTTGGTAAAAAACCAAAGTGTCGTGTTTTTTTAGCGAGTGGTAGGATACCCTTATATATACACATACACTCAGGGGGTACCTACCCCCCATCAATTCCATACACTATACCACTTCACCCCTGTTCTACCTCTATAACTTTTCTCTCATTCACTACACCATATATAGGGTATAGGGTAGTAGTACATGTTAGCAGGATAGTGCTACCTCTGTTACATAACGTCGCACATTCTATCTTTTGCGACACGAACAAAATACGAACGAACATAATACGAACAGAATGTGTATGCATGGTTGTGCTGGTAACACGTGCAGTACTAAACCACTTGCATTACATAACGCTCATACAATCAATACAATACTCATACATACACATAACATCATCTTTACTGTTACAAGCTCATATACAGTCTTATATACGTTTATAGCACTATATATACCTATACCTACACTACACTCATACACGCTACTACAATACAACTACAGTCCTAGTACTTATACCTCTACTAGTCTACTTATACCTATACATATACTTATAAGCTCGTTGATTGGCGGGCGGTTATATCGCCTGGTTATACTGTTACATCATTATAACTACACTATTTTAAAAAGATTTTTATACATTTTTCACTACTGTTATAGCCTACTTATCCACAGTTAGGGTGTTGACATAATAAGCATTGTCGTGATAGTCTTATAGCAGGCAAGAGGAACAGAACAACTCAAGCCAAGCACAATAACAACCTAGCAACCGAGCAACAGAACGATCAAACAATACGATCATCAACCGCCAACCGCTAGCGAGTACAGTGCATAATACCTTAACAATTCAATCATCTGGTAGCAATACCACAAAGCATACACTTACATAATCGGGGTGCAAGCCTGATAGCCTGAGATACACGGCATGAATACATAACATGGATTATAAGCGGTAAAGTGCAACGTAACAGATGATTAAAAACAATCAATACCGCTTATTAGTGATTAATTAATAAGAAAAGGAATTATAATGATACGAACTATAGGAGAAACTGAAATAAGAACGCTAGTAGTAAAGACTAACAAGGGTAGAAGATACAATTTTGCTACCTGTTATCAAGCTAAACTACAAGCTAACGTGAACGGTAAATGGCGTGTTTGGATGAATTGTGGTGCTAACTTCTTAACAAGGGAAGGTGCAACAAAAGCAAGCATACAAATGCTAGAGACCGCCAAGTTTTAAAAGAAGCCAGTTAATCGCTGGCAAGCGGTATTGATAAGATGATAATCACAATACCGTGATACCTGTCTAGCAAACTGTATAGCTTGATAGATATATTAAGTAGCATAATGGCTTGCAATAGTACCACACTAGGCAGATGTTGCGGTATTGAGATTATACATTTGCATGAGCTTGTAGCAGCACTACAGGCTTGCGCCAGTGTATAACCACCTAGAGCAATCTGGTGGCACAGAGACTGGGAACGAACAACTAAAGTAAAGGGGACATTATGACACTAGGGAGCTTTTAAGATGACTACATCAGTACTAAACAAAGTAATGAACTTGGGCTTGGCCCAGGAGCTAGCGGGGCTGCTCGGTAGCGACAAGTTGAACGAGCAAGAAAACATAGAAGCACACGAGATACTGTTTACATGGGCATCAAGTATGAACCAAGTTATCCACATAACAGATGCTGGTGCGGTGTACCTAGCCACATCACATGACTTAAGAGACAGTAGCGATACAACGAGGTTAAACTAAAATGATAGTTCACAACATAGATAATTGGATCACTGGGGCGCATAGTGCCCTGGAGTTCACAACAGGTAGTGGGCCGTTCGATAATTCAAGGGCAGACATAGACGACTTAATAGAGTTAGTAGTATATGAGCTTGAGCAGCAACGCCACTTGGTACAACTAGACTCGCACGATATGTTTTGCGAACAGTGCCAGGAGCCAAAGACAAGAGGTTGTGACACCACAAACCGAAAATTGGATAGGCGTATATCTGAATTAAGAAGACGTAACGACCACTGCAAGCTATGTGGTGCGGAACCAATGACAACTAACTGTAACAACGGTAGATGTGATGACTAGCATTTTAGTAAAGATTGAAGCAGTACTCGACAGCGAAGTGGGCCACGGGTACTGCGGGATAGAAGAAAATATTAACCCGAGTATATGTCGCATTAATCAGACAATGGCAAAGATTGAGCCCCTCATATCAGAGGAGTACAAAAAGGGTTACATCGACGGTGGCAATGATTGCCAGAAAGCGATCAATAAGGTACAAGATCAGGGATTTGAAGTATTAAATAAGGGTGATAACTACTGGGCTGAATCAAAATGAGTACAAGTATAAAAGTAAGCTGGAAATGTACATGCAAGCCAAGCACTACTACAGGCTGGATAGATGGCGATACAGAGAATATATATTGTAATAATTGTGATGGCGTTATAACAACGCTAGACAAGCTTAAAATGACCGACATTAAACGACTAGACAATATCCAGAAGGTAATTGACGCTGATACATATGGCGAAGACATGGACTACCTAGACATAGAACGTGAAGTAGATGAAATAAGGCAAGTGCAAGCAGATGAACTCAGTGATGTGTGATATATATCACAAAAATTGATCTACCTTTATAACATAAGCGGTAGTATAATAAGTGGGTAAATAAGGAGAACAACTGATGGGGAAATTAAAACAAGTGGTAATGACAGTAACCGAGGACGATATGGGACAACCAGAAGCAGATCTGTCTTTTCTTAAAGAGATCAAACAGATCAACGATATGCTAGAAGGTTTAGATTTTCCTACTGTACCCGAAGTAGAGGGTTATAGTAACGAATGTAACAATTAAGGTATATAAGGTAAAAAAGAGGGTAACATGAACAAACATGAGGAAGTAGAACAACTATTAGTCAACGGCTATAAGACAGCTAGCCCACAAGTGCTACGAGACAGCGACAGAGCCCTTCTGTTAGCTTTTTGGGAACGTGAAGGCTTATACCTCACAAATGAACAGAAACGGGCATTTATGCACTGTACAACCGCTGAAACAATTACTAGGGCACGAAGAGACTTAAAACGTCAGTACCCTGCTAGTGAAGCAGTAGATCAAGCACGGTTTGATAAGTACCAGCAGTACAGGTTTGAAGGCGTGGCAGTAATATGAGTGGCGAAGTTGTAGAAACCGAAGCAGTTAGTTATGGCAAGCAATCAGTCAATGATGTCATGGAAGCTTTCACTAACTACTGGGGTGTGAAACCAGCACCATATATCAGACAACGACACTATGCGAACACGCTTGTTAAGCTGTTTGGAGATAAGACCATGGACGTAGTGAACTATGCACTCAGTATTCAATCAGATTACTATGCACCGCAGATCACTAGCCCGAAAGATCTTTATTACAAGCACTTAAAGGTGATGGCATATTATAGAAATAACGAAGGCGAAAGCGGAAATGTGGTTACATTATGAATAGACAAGATATATTACGAGAAGCCACGAGAAAAGCCATTAAGAACGGCTGGAAGGGTAGCCCAATAATAGACAATGTGAAGCACTACCAGAAGCTTGCGACAAGCAAAATACAGGTTGATACAATATATGGCGAGAGCTGGTACGAACTTGTGCTGCTATACCTACCACCACACGACTTTGCTAAAGCATTGTGGGGTAAAAACCCTATGTGGAGTAACGACCCGATGGGTGCGTATAACGACAGCCCTAAAGAGGAAAACTGGCAACATCACCTACAACAAATGGTAATAGCAGACGATCCAATCAAATACCTAGGAGAAAACATCTAATGGAAGACCGAGAAATAGAAATTATACTAGACATAAAACAAGTAAGAAGGCGTAAGCAAGTAGCTAAGTCAGAGGGCGGACGTAAAGCCTATGACACGCTAGAGTACATCTTAACAAGCTGGAAAGAACAGATAGCTAATGAGCTATAGAATAACGTTCTCAGATCGCAGCCAAGTAACGGTAGATAATGAGCAAGGTTTGAAGTTGATGGAGTTACAAGCCTCTGTAAAAAAACCAGAGTATGTAAATATCGCTGAGAACCAATATAAGATGTCCACTATCACAAAGGTTATGAAGGTTAGTGAAACACCAGCCACATTACCAATGATTAGCTCAGGCATGGTTAAGCGACATGAGAAGTCGATACACAGGGAGATATACTACCTGTATAAGAAAGAACTTACGAAGCCTGAACCGAGAGTATGGGAGGAGTTTCGAGCAGCAGCCTATGATTACCTGTATACGCAGTCAGATCAATGGTGTGATGATCGCAAGGGTACTTGTGTTTGTAAAGATAAGAAAATACCAGCCAGCACCGAGCGAGTAAAAGAAGTCATGGACTTCATGCGGAGTTGACAAACAAAGCATAGACATGATACACTAAAGCAGTAAAGAGAAGGAGAACAACAAATGAAATTAAGAGCCCATGTACCAACCCAGCAATACGGGTTTATGGAAATTGAAGGCGACCCAGAGGAAGCTAGAGAGATTGAGAGATTGTATAACCACTATGCAGAAACGCCAGTGAAGTTTAAGTCTGCTAATTCACCTAATGCCAAGCGTGTTGAGTGTTTAGTTGGTGGGAGTATTCTATACGACCCAGTAGCTCATATATACACTAATGACGCAGGAGATGACTATCTAAGCGGTAGTGCCTACGCTAAACAGTTTGATAAGCCGTTTGATATGCAAGCGATTGCAAGTAAGATGGAAGCCAAGAGTGGCGTACCAGCTAGTGAGATTATTGCTATCTGGAAGCTCAAGGGACAGGCTAGTGCTAGTTTTGGTACGTCAGTACACGAAGCCATGGAACTGTTTGGTAAGCATAAAAACGCTTGTATCAAATTAGACAAGGAGTATCATGTATCTGCTATCCCAGTAATCAACGCTATCGTAGCTGATTTCTTTAAGGGTAGAGAGAAAGAGGAAGCCTTGTATGAGCCAATGATAGCCGATCATAAGCGTAAGTGGGCAGGACAAATTGACCGCCTAATTATTACAGGGGATAAGAAGTGTGTTATAGGAGACTATAAGACCAACGCTGATATGACCCCAGCTAAGATCGAAACCTACACTCATCAGCTATCATTTTACGCAAGTATCATGGAGGCGGGCGGTTGGACAGTGGAAGGCATGGAGCTATACCACCTAGATACAACATGGAAAACAATTAAGTTAGAACGTAAAGCAATAAAGGAGTAACTTATGCCAGCAATGACAATTCAAACATTTCAAATAAAGACAGATGAACAGGGCAACCCGAAGAAAGATAACTACGGCAATACCCAGATGATGATTAAGTTCAACGAATCACCTGAGACCGTCTATAAGGCAGTTAAGGATCCTAGCACTATCACAGAAGGCAAGGTCATGTATGGCACGATTGTTGAAGGTCAGTTCGGATATAAGTTCCAAGCAGATCCATACAACCAACCAGGGCAAGCACCAAGCAAGCCGTTTAGTGCACCACAGCAACAGGCGATTGCAGGTATAGACAGCAGTATCTCGGAACTGAAAGAGATTAGAGATATGCTTCTAGCTACATATAAAGCTGTTACAGGCGAAGATTATGTTGGAGTGCAGAAAGAGACCACTTCAGCTCAAAAACCTGTTACAGAGCCTGTGCAAACGTCAGAAACCCCACCAGTTGAGGCGTATACAGACATTGACGAAGTAGATTTATCAAACATACCATTTTAATAAGAAAGAGAGGGTAGCAATATCAGTGGGACTAAAGAAGGGTCAATTAAAGCAGTAGCAACAATTTTAAGTAAGAACCCCGACCATTTCAAAGAGATGGGGCGTAAGGGCGGATCAATCAGCCGAGGCGGTGGTTTTGCAGCAGGTGAAGCTGGTAGAGAGCGAGCTAGAGTAGCAGGAAGCCAAGGCGGTAAAACAAGTAAACGTGGTGCAAGTAAGCTCTATGAATACAAAGGTAAAATGCTATCCGCAGAACAAATAGCTCATAAGATGGGTCTAAGCTGTGGGGCAGTAAGACGACGTATAAGACTATATGGGAGTATCTATGGCCAGAAACAAGCTTGAGAAGTTTAGACTCTACTACGAATACCTACCGAGCGAAACAAAGCGTAAGCTGAAGCTCAGTAAGTTATTCAAGAAGAAGGTTAAATAATGTACCTCCTAACCCAACTAGCAATAATAACGTTTATAACAATGACAGGTAGCTTTCTACTAGCAGGACTAATTCTGTTTGTGAAAGATTTAATAAAAGACTTTAAGGAGAGGGTATGAAGGTACTGGTTGCTTGTGAATACTCTGGTAGAGTCCGAGAGGCTTTCAGAAAGCTAGGACATGACGCCTGGAGTTGCGACCTACTACCAAGTGATGACAATTCACCCTATCACATCCAGGGCGACGTACTAGAGCTACTTGATAAAGGTTGGGATATGATGATTGCTCACCCACCATGCACACACTTAGCTGTTAGCGGTGCTAAACACTTTGAAGCTAAGAGGAAAGATGGTAGACAGCAGGAAGCCATAGACTTTTTCATGCAAATGGTAAACGCACCAATCGACAGGATATGTGTAGAAAACCCAGTCTGTGTTATGAGTACTGCCTATAGAAGGCCCGACAACATAATACAGCCCTATGAGTTTGGCGATCCATTCAAGAAAACCACCTGTCTCTGGCTAAAAAACCTACCGAACTTAGAGCCTACTAATGTAGTTGAACCTAACATTAAGACTTACGTAAGCAAGAGTGGCAAAAAGACTAAGTTTAGTGCTGACTACGGTTGGTCGAGTAACCACAAAAGAAACCAGACCTACCAAGGCATAGCAGACGCTATGGCTGAGCAATGGGGTAAAGAAGTAAACATGATTATAGAAAGAAGGAAGTGATGAAAACACTTAAATGGATATACCAACTAGGTTACAAGCACGCAGAGAACAAGCTGTATCACATGCTGGTAAACGAGATAAACAAAAAGCAACAGGACTTTGACTATTTAGTAGCACAGGAAAAACAAAATCAAGCAGAACTAGACAGATTCCAAGCTATAAGATACGAACTTCAAAGAATAGTTGGTGATGTGTTCAAGCCTGAAATTACTGAATCAGTAGAATACTTTGAGAAGAACAGGTTTGAGTTATGAAACCACAAAAAGCATTCAACATACTACAAAAACATCTTGATCTACACGAAATGATAGAACTTACTACACTCATAAACCATCACTTAGAGATGGAGTCGCAGAAGTTGATGATTGAGTCTATAGATTTAGCCAACCAATTCTATAGATTTAGCCAACCAATCTAATAAGGAAGGGGAATGAGTATGAACAACTGTAATAACTGTAACAGCGACACTAAAACCAACACTAACGGTGACTGTAGATACTGTGGTGAGCAAAAAATAACTATTAGTGACGACAGAGAAAAAACATTTACAGCAATCCCATACCTAAAAGTAAATAAAATGCAAGAACACCCATACCACGAAAACGGTCAACACTACTGTGTAATGCAGAAGATGGTTGTTCCCGAGACTGGTGAGTATGCTGGCTGGAAACATGTATCAGATGAGTTTGAGACCATTGAAGAGGCTTTTGCTGAAATGGGTAGACTAACTCAACACTACATCAGTCTTATGCATAGGTACTTGCCTGTGGAGCAGAGGTAGGTTAAATGAGCAACATACAAGAACAACTATTGGAGCTTTCTAAAACAACTGACCTGTCTCGAATACCACTCCGCAAAATCGCTGAGTTGATTGACCAACCAGAAATGTCTCCTGGTAATCTACAACACCATTTTAAGCGACTTGAGAAAAGAGGCTTGCTGTTTGTAGATAGGAAACAAAAGACACAAAGACATGGCGAGAGACACCTATCAGTCAATGTACTGCCAGACGGTAGAGAGATAGCTTATATACCATTCAAGCACTTTAAGGTCATAGATGTCGATGGCTGCAAAGCGGTCATAGAAATAATGCAACCTAAACTAAATAGAAGTAAGAACACACATAAACCTAACGTAGAAAGTGAGGAATCATTATGAAATCTGAGGCAAACAAAAAGCTTGGTCTACCATTCGGAAAGATGAAGAAAATACGCATAGCTTTTGATGTAGACGGTACGCTCAGGTGTAATTGTACAGATGATTGCCAAGATAGAAACACCAATATAGTTTACTTGTTTTGCATATTGGCAGAGTTCAAAAATACTGAAATGTATGTTTGGTCAGGTGGCGGTGCAGATTACGCTTGGCGTTTTGCCCAAATGTATAAACTACCAGTCAAGCAATCACGCTGTATTAGCAAAATTAACGCACCAGAAATAGATATAGCTATAGACGATATTCAAGATACAGCTATCGGTAAAATTAACTTAATTGTGAGGGAGAAGTAGCTGATGAAATCTGATGAGACAAACGAACTATTGAAACTACTGCCATGCGATTACGAAACGGCATACATAAAGTACAAAACTAGAGTTGCAGAGAAAGCAGTCGAAGCCATAGACCGTTTAGTTACTGAGGCACGAATAGCGGAACTAGAGGTTGTTAAAAGCCAAATTACAGAAGCTCACATGATACTAAGCCCTTGTGGATACAGACACACAATAGATAATATACTTCACCCAGAGATAATCGAAGATCGTATAGCCCAGCTTCAATCTCAGCTCAACAAGGAGACAACATGAGTAAAGACTACCCAACTTTAACCAAAGTATTCTTAAAGAAACTAGGTATTAAAAAATGTCACCCTGAGATGATTGTAAGTAGTCAACTAGCCGACAAATACATCGTACTATGTAGTTATTGTATGCGTAGAGAATATATAGATAAGGAGGTTAGTGATGTCTAATACAAAACAACAGATAGAAGGTATAGTGCGTGATTATGATACATGGTGCTTGTGTGGTAATGATGAATGCTTAAAATCAATGAACTTTATTCAAGCAGTCGAAGCCATTGGCCGTCTATTTACTGAGGCAAGGATAGAGGAACTAAGATTACACGCTACTGACTGGGTAGAAATAAGCGAAAATGGGGTGATTAACCCTAGTGTAGTCTATGACCGCATAGCCGAATTAAAATCTCAGCTCAGTAAGGAGGAGAAGTAATGAATAAGAACATATTTGTTACGAAGAGTGAGCTACTCGGTACAATTGCTAAGTATGCGGTATCACAAAGCCCATATCACCGACCCGATAACCTTGAATTAGTTTTAGATAAACTCAACGAAGCTATAAGCCCAGTGTTTGATAGGGCAGATCTAGGCGTTGGTGAGTTCTCAGATAGAGTATCGCTTGAGGCTTTCATATCTAGGCACTTGGCAAAAATACCCGAGTATGTAGCATGGAACGAACGCAAAAACGGCAATGAAGCCCCACTACAACTCACAAGCCGTTACGATACTGGCGAAGATCCTGATAACGACTTTATAGACCTTGAGGCCCTAGAACGCAACGTAGCTGTTGAAATAGAAAGAAGTCAATCATGACCGACCTACAAAACAAGTTACTAGACCTAACCTGCACCCACTCTCAAACCCTCCACGCTACCGACTGTAAAGACTGTATACAGTTAGTTAATGATATAACTCAGCTATTCATTGAGGAGGGTTGGCGAGTGCCACAGAAGCCTTTGGATCAGGAGAAAGCAGAGGAGTTGCTGGAGAAGTTGTACTGGAATACGAAATGACTAGTAGAAAGTGTACTGGCTGTGGTATCAAGACCAACTCGCCAACTTGTCCACAGTGCAAGGTGGTAGTACAATGCCCAGTATGTAAGGGTTGTGGTAGGGTAACAAAAAGAAAGACTACGAAATATGAAACTAATAGTTAGCGGAGATGTACCAGCCTTGAAGAATCAAAAGCAGATCTTCGTAAACAAACGCACAGGCAAGCCATTTATAACTAGCTCAGTAAGATCAAAGGCGTGGCAAGCTACTGCCGTAGATCAGCTTAGAGACCAGTTCAAAGGGTTGAAAGTATCGGGCTATCCTATAGGTATAGCCATGGAGTTTTATTACCCGACTAAACGAGCCAAGGACTTGGATAACTCCGTGTCTGCGGTTCTCGATGCTTTAGTACACGCAGGTGTGATAGAGGATGACAACATAAACTTTGTTGATAACATCTCTGCGAGCTTTGGGGGATATGACAAGGAAGATCCAAGGTGTGTTATATACCTAGACGACTAGATGATAGAATGGTGGTGGGAACCAGAATGTAGTATGAGGCGGAGGTTTTCTTTTGGTGTTCCCTCACCGCAGATAATCAGTTGTTCGATTCCTCCCTCCGTCTCATAGTGTATTTTAGGTATTGACATATTAACGTAAGCATGATAGTATTAGAACATCATAAATCGAGAAAGGACAACTGATTATGAGTAGACGAACAAACGAGTTAGTAAAAGCTATCTCACCTAAGAAAAAACAAGTAAGTAAAAAGACCCAAGTAGCAACTTGGTTTAAGACACAGGTATGGGACAGCCGACCAATCAACTGGTTAGCTATCGGCATCTCATATGTAGCAATAGCATTTGCTTCATACGAACTAGCCAAGTATTACATCGGTGTACCAGAAATAAACGGAGTGGCCGCTTTTGTCTCGACCATAGCCATAGGCAGTAGAGCATTTAAGAAATAAGGTATAATAAAATCACTTCATTTAACAAGGAGATATAGGCTCGCCCGACCACCCCGACTGAGAGCTAGATGATGCGTAACATAATACTAAGTTTACTCGCTGTACTGTTAGTGATGTACACTACCCCACCAGCAAAGCAGATAAAAGTAAACGAACACCCACAGAACGTTAAGAAACAATCAATAATACAGCCTCTACAAGCCCCTGTATATGCTCAGAAGCAAGAAGTGGCAAAAGTACCAGTTGCACCACCAAAACCTGCACCAGTGGCTCCTACGAGTGTCACAGGCACATGTGGGGACTGGTTGGCACAAGCTGGTATTAGTGACCCTGATGCAGTCTGGTTAATTGGTAAAGAATCGGGTTGTGAGCCTGGTAGACTAAACAAATCAAGCCTAGCTTGTGGTATTCCACAGTCTTTACCTTGTACAAAAGTTTACCCATACGCCACAAAAGAGTGGATTATGGCCAACAAAGTTGAGCGTAACGGTAAGTGGTACTTGCCAACGCCCGAACCAGTCAGAGAACTTGTTTGGATGAAAGCCTATGTTGCCAACAGATACACGACATGGGCTAACGCCAGGGCATGGCACAGAAGTCACAACTGGTATTGAGAATAGACTATAAAAGAGACCACCTGCGAGGAATGGTCTCTTTTCCCTTAAGGGAAGGTAACTTAAGCATATCGTAGGCTTAAGGTTGAATCAAGTATTAGTTATGACCTAGTACAACTACTTCTGAACCGATAGCAAAGTCACCAGTACCAGTGTTTACAAGGTCTATCCTGTTAATAGAGTCTGTAGTGTTGACCCACTTGAACCAGATTTCTGCATAATCGTTTGACGTTGCCGCACTAGTCGAACCAGACACAGCCGATCCCTTACCTGTCTTGATAAGAGTAGCTGTGTTACTAACATACCCCTCTAAAGAACCAGTTTCACCACCAAACGAACCAATCAAAGCAGCACTAGTGACAGCACCATCTATAGCATCACTGGTGTATCTAAAAGCGTAGTTGTTGCCAGAGTCATTGTTAAACCTGATCTGTGCAGATACCGTACCGCCAGTGTTAGACCACTTGGCATGAAGTTTTAGGTATTTTCTGGCGGGTAAACTTGCCACCGATATGGTATCTCCCGCACCACTAAGCGTAGTCCTACCAAGTTCTTCCCACCAGATACCACCATCTGTACCTGTTGAAGCCCAGTCTATTTTTGTGGCCGTTACTGAGTCGCTACTTATATTTGCAGCTACTACAGCGTTATCTGCGAGTTTTGCAGCTGTTACTGCATCGTCAGCTAGGTTAGCAGCACTAATGCTACCATTAAATTCATTGTATAGAGTATCGAAGTTAGAGTTGACCTCTGAACTTGAGATTGTGGTGTTACCGCTAAATGTGTTTGGTTTGTTTACAATTGCCATTTTTTATGTTCCTTTTATTCCTACTGTTATCATTTTATCACAGTTGTTTCAACTGTTTAATGGTTCTGGTTTCCTCTCCTGACTTTTTCTTAGCCTTGTACTCGTAGCCGTAGTCTTTGAGCACCTGATCGGTTAAGTCTTGGCTTTTCTGTGAAAGTAGGGTCTTTTGAGTCTGTGGCGGTAGTTTCTTAAACTCCTCGTTAGTAGTCACTTTGTCTATCCACTGAGAGTAAGCCTCGTTAAAAGCGTTGTTAGCTTCACTAAACTTCTTTGCATCAACAGTTTCCTTGAAGCCACTGATTCTCTTGGTATCACTCTTATTCCAGTCTTTCTGTGCCGAGTAGGTGTTAGTACCCACACCTAGACCATCAGAGATCATGGCTATTAAGGTGTTGGCACTCTTTGGATCATTCTTTAGCTCTTCGTAGTTAGATACAGGTAGTGGCACGAACAGGTCTTTAGCAAAACTACCAGGTGTTACTTTTTCCCCGATGAAGTTCTTGCCAGTGAGTACTTGTTTAATAGCCCCTGCACCTGGTGACATTTTACCTTCTGCGTAGTCCATAAGTACGTCCCACGTTGAACGTGCTCCGAACTCATCACCATTTAACTTTGTAACCTGACCTGTGGTTGAGCTTTTCGTTTCTCTGGTTGCAAGTCTTGTTGCCACTGTAGCTATACTCGCCATACCGCCTGAAACATCAAACCTAGTATTACCAATCTTTATCTTGCCAAAGTCTGAGCTACGAGGGTCTTTCTCTACGCTACCTGGTTTAAAGTTCTCAGCTGCTGCCATAGTCGCACCTACCACAGCTATCATCTTTACTAAGTTCTGGGCTGCCTCTTTTCTAACAAACTTAGCCGACTTATCTCTGTTAAATACATTAGTCCCCTTTTGGAACTGGTGGGCTGTTATGGTGTCTATGTTAGATTTCCAGTTACGAGGTGAGAAGAACAGGTTGTTAAGCACATCTGCACCACCTTCGGCTTTGCCAAGATGACCACGCCCTGTCATTGAGTTTATTAGCTTGCCGATTTTTTCTAGTTGCTCTGCATCGTCTATATCTACACCTGCTTTTTGGGCTTTTTCTAATATCTGATCGGCTAGATCAGCTCGCATACGGTGTGCTGCACCTACGTAGGCATACTCAGAAGCTTTGAATAGTCTACCGAGTCCAGGTACTTTCTCTTGTAATGCTGATGGGAAAGCTTCTTCTGTACTATGTACGTCTAGTTTCATCTTTCCATAACGCCCGTTGATGTTGTTAACCCTTGATAGCGTGTCAGCATCAAGAGCATCTAGGGCATCAATACCTTTAAGACCTTTACCTATGTCGCCCCATGATTTAACAAACGCCTTACCCCATACCGTCGGGTGAGTTGTAAGTACTTTTAGTCCCTGCCTACCGAAGAAGCTGTTATCTAGTGAAGCCTTAAGCGATTTAGCTGTACCAAAGGTAGCGTTGATTACACCTTTTGGCATTAGTTTATCTCTACGGGTCTTGGTCCCATCTATAAGTTCATTCTTGTAGCGTCTGAGTTTACCTAGTGCTTCACCGTAGGCAAATCTATCTCCACCGTTTTCTAACTCTGCTTTGGCTGTAGATACCTTATCTGCTAAGTCTGTGATCTTAGCTGATTCATCTGCTGATAGGTCTTTAGGTATACCTTTAAGCTTAGTGTCCTTACGAGCCTTGAGTACGTCTTTCATAGCCTCTACAGGGCTTTCAGGGTCTTTGTTGTACCCTTCAGCTCCAAGCCTCTGTGCAGCCTCTGAGGTCTTTACGTTGCTCTGAGACTGGGCAATACGTTGGAGTGTGTTAGCGTCTTTATTCTTGCGAGCTTGTGCTTCTAGTGCCTTTCTGACCGCTACTTCGTGTATAACGTTGTCACCAGGTTCTCCACCAAATGCTATTGCCTCTGCTCTAGCTCTGTTGTTCTGGACAAGTTCAATAGCTTTATCAGTTTCTTGAGTGTAACTACCTGACTTATATTGAGCCTTGTCTGGGAGCTCTTTTACAATACTATCTTCTATAGCTCTTCGCTCTGTAGCTAACGCACTACCAGTAGTTTTCATGTCACCAGGCTGGCTAGTAGCTGTAGCACCAGTTCTACTCCCAGTTGGAATATCCTGTGTAAGCGTTGGTTGATCTACTGCGGTAGCTGATGATGTACTACCTGTAGTTGGTGTTGGGGCACCCTGTGCCACAGTTGGGTTTTGTATACGTTCTATGAGCATAGTACGTTCTTGCATAAGTGCTCTCGCTTCATCAGCACCTAAACCGCCTCTTTTTTGAGCACTGGCTATCTTTTTCTGCACAACTTCTAATCGTTTTAGGTCGGACGTAGCTGGTACGTTAGTCTGCATGACACCACCAGAAGCCCCTGCGGTCTGTACTGGTTGTGGTGAACCTGCACCGAGTTGTCGTTGACCTGGGGTTGGTAGTTCTGAAGCTAGATCACCAGCTCCTGCCATCTGATCGTTTATTCGTGCGTTATCAGCAAGTGTAGCTGCATCTTGGGCTATGTTGGCTTTATTAGTAGCTCGTCTTGTAAGTCCAGCACTAGCAGCGTCCAACACACCACCTAGAGCGTAATTTGTACCCACACTTGTAGCGACTGTCTTTGCATTTATATCTTGTCCCCTTGCTGCGAGTTGCCCCTGATCTACTGCGGTGTTCTGGAGTATGTTTGCCACCCGTGCTGGGTCTAGCAGGTAACGAGCAGCTGTTATAGCAGCGTCCCCAGCTTTACCGCCTTTATTAACAGTCCTTAGTAAGTTTTCGAGTTCATCTGCTTTACCTGCTACTGCAACAAGTTTAGAGGCACCAGGAAGTGATGCCATAGCTTTAATAGCCTTTGTACCAGTAAGAAGCTGTAACGCCTCTCCTGTGAGCTGTCCACCCTTGTAAGCAACATCACTAAGTTGATTATCCTGTACAAACTTATCAGAACCTTCTGCACTCCTAGTGGCTGCTTGTGTAAGTCTACTTTGTCCCTTACCAGGTGTTGCAAGATCATATATGCCACCGACACCCTGTGCTACACCTTCCCCACTACGTTTTACACCAGCTCCGAAGGCTGCACCACCACGTATAACTGGGTTTTCTAGTGTCCTGTTAAGTTCCCCCAGTTGGTTAGAACGTTCGGCAGTAGCCTTAGCAAAGCTACCTCTTTGTTGTGCTGTTAGCTCACCAATCAGTCTCTTCTTAGTTTCGGGAGATAGAACACCACTTCGCTCGATTTCCTTCTTGCGTAGACTTATAAGCTTTTGTTGGTCTTCTAGCAGTTTCTCTTTGCGAGCAGTACCGCCAGTAACATCTTGGATAACTGATTCTACTGCACCACCGAAGTCTAAGGCTGATGATATGTTCTTTTTTACGTTGTCTTTAGCTGTTGTAACAAGGCTTTTTGGTTTCTTTATGCCATAGTTGGGATCTATGGCCTGAGATAGTGACTGTACCTCTGCTACATCTAAGCCAGTCTCCTTAGAGATATCTTCCCAAGATTTACCCTTTTTTAGAGCACTCCTGACAATAGTGTTCTTCTTCTTGTCATAGTCCTCTCTAGCACGTACCTTATCCCCAAGACCAGAAAATAGACCACCTCCGCCCTGTGGTTGCGTTCCGCCTGTGAGTATACCTTGTATTGCCATGGCTTATTGATAATTAAGGTTTTTAGGATTCTTATAGCCACCAAAGTATCGGTCAAAGTCTACTAGCCCAGCTGCACCCCACTCCCTTCGCATTTGGCTGTATGTTTGAGGGCTTACATAACCATCACGACCTATAAGTTTGTCGGCCACTAGCTGTGAGCGTAGCGTACCAGCAGCTTGTGAGTAAACTTCTTGCTTAGAAGCTGCTCTACCACCTCCGCCTCCACCACCGCTTCTAGCACTTGCTTGAGCCAAAGCTGCCTGTTGTCGAGCCTGTTCTTGTTCCATCTGGAACTTACGTTCGGTTAGATCACGGTTGTATAGGGTGTCTGCTAATTGGTTAATAGCACCTGTTCTTTGAATACCGAGATCACCAATTTTCATATTAACGCCAGCAATCTCCTGTGCCTGTTGAGCACCGAGTTTAGAGCGTTCACCAAGTAGTGCAGTACCGAGTTGTGTCTGTAGGTCTACTGGCATGCTAGAACGAAGCACACCACGTGCTCCTGCTGATTCAAGTATATTCTGTGTTTCGGTAGCACGTTGGCCTTCAAGACCCTGGAATAATGTCTGGTAGAGCTGTTGGATAGCAGGGATCTGAGATTGCAGAGCCTGTTCCTGTTGCTGGTAGATCGGTGCTACTTGTGCTGTTGCCTCATCCACGAATCGTTGTGCCATTTTATTTGTTTTTCCTTTTAAGTAACTACGCTTGATTATAGCCTAGTGTATTGACAAAAGTAAATATACGGTCTAGCAGTCGTACTGAGAGGCGAGAGTGTTGTACTGTACCTGTATTCTATCTTTTGCAGGTCGAAGTGTACGACTTAGGTAATCTTCTAGCCAATACTCTAGTGTAACCCATTCTGGTATAGCATTAACTGACTTACGAGCGTTGTATAGTTCTGTAAGTTCAACGGTACGTTTTGCAATAAGACCATCATACTCATTTAATTGAGTTTGTAGGGGTGCTAGAGCAGTATTTTTATCTCCAACGCACTTTGTGTCTGGTGGTGGTACTTGTGGGGCTTCTACGGGCTCTGGTGGGGTCACAGGTGGTGTTGATGGCTGTTCTGCTACTGGTGTCTCGGTAGCTGGCTTTGCTGGCCATGGTGTCACCTTAGATTCGATTGTTACTGGTATCTGGCGAGTTTCCTCACTAGGTTGGTTAACAGCCATTAGGCTACCTCCCGTTATCAATGTTAGTACTATTGCTGTTCCGATTATTTTCCTCTTCATATTGATGAGCTTATCATAGCTATGGTTATATGTCAAGTACTAAATGGTGTATCAAAGACGTAAATAGTAAAGTCATAGGTCTGACTAGACAGTGCAGCAGGGGCACCAGTATTGTTAGAAACAAATATCTCAATACGAAGTACGTTAGCTGAAGGGTTATAGACAGATATGTTTGCGTTACCACTTGCCCATGTGAGATCTCTGAGTATGATACTGTTATTAGCTATCCTGCGAGAGTAGGCACCACTTCGCTGGTAATAGACCTCAAAGACAGCTTGATCTCTTGTAATGGCTATATCTGTGGTGAACTGCAAAGCATCAAAAGCTGGCACAGTGCCAGACAGTACCACTGATGCGGTTTTCTTTTCTCTATTCTTAAAAGCCTCATGGAATGAAGAAAGTATTACGTCGTCTAGTCTTATGCTACCCATCGTAGTACACCACGTACCAAACTCTCGTCGCTGGGCTAGTAATGCCACCATACGAGTCAATTACTAAAGTTGTATCGGTAACGCTAACATCTGCTTCCACCATAGCTAAATCATACACCCAATAGTTGCTGATTCCACCACCATAGTTAGCCAGCCACACCTCGCCAGTTTTCATTTCGTTGTAGACCCTAACTGTCGGCTTGTAACCTAGATTATGGGTGATAGTGTTGGTTACTGCTAGTGTAGCTGCTGGTATGGTAAGCACACCCTGGAAAGCTACCTTCTGGTAATTGAGTCGGCTGTCAAAGGTGATGTTAGATGTACTGCCGACGGTTGGTGGTACTAATGGGTTAGTCGTGTCGTAGTCATCGATCCAGAAGGCTACAACCCTATAGTAAATGGTACCGACACTCGCAGCACTCAGAACGTATATATGCGTAGTCGTAGAGTAAGATATAGCGTATTGGTTAGCTGAGTTACCATCTTGCCAGTTTGTGCCATCAGATGATGTCTGTAGCTTAGTAAAGACTGGTCTGGTTAGGCCGTGAGCGACGGTAGTGTAGGCTATATATCCGCCTAGCTGTGGTGCGGTGTTGGTGTCGAAGCTACCAGAATATACCCCGACAATCTTATCGGTTTGATACGAGGTGCTGAAGGCTATATTTTGTTGATTAACTAAAGACACTTAGTACGTCCACATCTTCTCTCGTCATAACAATACCAGTGTCACCATCTGGCAGTACCCCTATGATGATGCGGTTTGTCCCTGCGTTATCCTTATAAACATCTGTTCGCTTTTCGTTCGATATACTCCTACCCCATTCGTTCATCTGCTTGGCTAGACTCTGAATCTGAGCATCTGTATCACCAGCATTTATACCGCTAGTACGGATCTCTGGAAGTATTGGCATCTACGTCAATCTCCTCATTCTCGCTGTAGCCTGAATTGCTAAGACTTCTATACCCTCATCATAACCAGACTGCTCAATTCTAAACTTAAAGTATTTGCCTATTCCTTGGAACTCGGCTACTCGGCTAGTAATAAGGGCACCATCGCTACTCCATGAATCAACATCCCACTCGGCTACGTCCCATAGAGATGAGCTACCAGGGCTGAGGTTAATGTCTGATCCTGTAGTGGTGTTCTCAGATATGTTCTGTAGCTGTGTAACGGTCATATCCCAGTCGCCAAGAGCTAGTTGCTGTATGTAGAACTTCTTAATAGCCTTATCGTTAATGCCTAAGTCAAAGCTTAGTGAAGGAGTATCATAGAGTGTATCAATCTCATAGCCAGCATCATTACCGCCAGTGTCCCATAGGTATATATTGCCAGTAGCAGAAGAGCCGAAATAGATTTCACCGTGGTCATCACCACCGATCCAGTTAGAAAAGCTGTTCATGTGTAGGTGATCCATGTGTCCCCATACACCACCCGTCAGGTCGTAAAACAGTGCTTCGGCGTTATGAGCATCACCACCAGGTGTGTAGCTAATAAGGTACTTGTTCTCCCATAGCGTGGCTGCAGGGCTTGTTGTGCTTGCCCAGGAGCTGATAGTAGTGTTAACAGCCTTATCTGATATGTTCTTGAGGTTTGTACCGTCAAACATATAGATGCCTCTGTCTGATTGGAAGATCAGTACATCATCCCATTCAACCAGCGTTCGGTTGTTAATCATACCAATCTCGTTCGTGATGTTACGAAGCTCGAAGTTAGCTGGTGAGTTACCGTAGATTGCCCAGATAGCCCGACGTTGGAATACGAAGAGTGCGTTACCTAGAGCGTATAGACCAGTACCTGTATCACCCTTACCAGCTGGAACGTTAATGACACCTGAGTTGTTAGTAGTATCAAAGTCATTGAAGTGATCCTCAGTAACTGAGGTGTCTAGTACTGAGAAGTTAATCTGGTTATTGGTTAGTGTCCAGACACGGTTTTGAAAGGCAGCGATAGCCTGTGGTGTTGGTACGGTTACACCGCCAGTAGTACTTAGTTTGCCCATAACTTCACCCCATGGAGAGATAGCATAGGTCTGTCCTGAGGCCGTAGAGCCCTTGTAAGCGGTTTCGACTGTTAGACTGGTTGCACCACCTATAGCAGTAATACGATACCACTTGCTGTCTGGTAGCTTAATATACTCACCAACTTCAGCGTTAGTAGATGTATTCCAAGATGTACCCGATCCAGTAACGGTAGCAGAGTCAACGGTTACAGAGATTGTACCAGTGGAGTAGTTAGCATTAGTTGAACCACGATACTTTTTGATCTGGCTGTCGCTGTCGATTACCAGTAGGGTGTCGTTCACTGATATAAAGTCGAGTTGGTTAGCACTGTTGAACGCTACGCCTGAAGGTAGTGTGATAGCTGTCATGGCACCTGTGTTGTCTGTACCTCTATAGATAGTTGATCCGAACTTAGCTAGTAGCTGGGCGGTGCTACTTGGTTTGTAATAGCGGATAAGACCTGTGTTAGCTACGTCGCCACCACTGTAGACAACAAACTTCATGTCTTTGTTAGTATCCGATGTCCAGTTCTCGCCTGTATCGCTTGAAGTATATAGGTTGCCATTAGCATAGGCTGTGCCAGTGTAGTGTACTTCTACATCATTAACTGTCTGGGTAGATCCTCTAACGAATGGCTTTACTACAATGGCGTAGGTTGTCGCAGCACTCAGAGCCACTGGGTGCTTGAATATGAACTTATAAGCTGTCTCAGATGTGCCAGAAACTAGCAGTATCGGGCCTTGGCCATTAGTTAGCAGGGTAGTCGGTACACCAGCAGTCGTTGACCATAGCTCACAGCGTACATACTGTTCCTCACCAGAGTTGACCATAGCAAGGTATAGATTGACCTGTGTGGCGTTTATAGCACCAGACGGTACAAATGTCTGTGCAACAAAGGTTGCTGTGGTTGTTACGTTTGAAGAGCCTGTAGAAGCTCCTGTGTTGGCTTGATCTGAGGCAATACCAACAACGTCAGCGTTATAGAGTGTATAGCCGTTTCTAGTCTTTATAGAGCCTGTCTGGTTATATATAACGTTACTTACGTTTGGTGTCTGGTTAGGTTGTAGCTTAGATTCGTGAGCATCAGTAATAAGACCACCTACGAAGCTATACTCAGCAACGCTTTCTTCCTTCCTGTTACTGAAGTTCATTTTCTGTTGGAATGATACAGGCATTAGGCCTCCTAAATATCCGTCCAGTTATAGTAGTCAGCTGGCCCCATTATGCGGAACGATCCGCTGTCTGTGGGTTGAGTGAGTAGGTTCATACGAGCCTTAACAATAAACTGTTCGTATTCGTTAGAAGCCTTGATAGCAAGGTCTGGGTCACTGTTAAAGTCATGTTCTTTAGATAGGGCATACTGCACAAGCGATTCCCGATAACCGACAGGTATTACTGGTTCGTCTGCATCTGCACTTAGCTCTGTTGGTACGAGATAATAATCAACGGCCACGCTGTCTGTACCGTTAGGTACTGGCCAGAAGCCTATTTTGCCACCTTTTAGGTAGTATCGGCTAGGTAGTGCTTGACCCTGAGAATCTAAGTCTGGTTGGTCTGCTCGAAGTTGATTAAATGGCCAGTAGATAAGTTTGCCAGAACTGGCACCCTGTATACTGACACTAATAATGTTTTGTAGGTCTATGTCTGCGAAGTTAGTGACTAGATCATATTCCTGCGTACCTTGTACGAGTGAGATCGTTCCAGTCTTTTCACGGAATGGCCACAACTCTCTTAGCACGAAATCGTAGTAACCCATGTTTATCCAGTTTTTAACACGGTTTCTAGTAGTAGAATCTGATTTGCTTATCAGATCTAGTACCCTGTCCTGTTGCTCTTTGTATGTATTTGCAGCTGCCATCTTTGTTTTCCTTGTTTGTCTAGGGTTATTATAGCACTTTTCGTTTTTGTAGTTTACTGGCTTTCTGGCAAGGGGAACTCATCTAATATACCCATAGCCAACTCCCCCAACTTATCCGCCGACTCCAACATAGCTTCAGCACGTTTTCTAAGATCAGCTTCTTGCCCTCTGAGCGCCTGATACTGTACAAAACGGTTATTCGGTAGCCAGTAGGGGTATTCATTCACCACACGCCTCAATACAGACCCGTTCAGCAGTCCGCACAATCATACGCCCGACAGATTCAAGCACCCATTTGTGAGGTACTTGCTCAAAATCTGGATCACAGCCTGTTAGATCAAAGTGTTGCATATCATCTGGTAGTAACGCTTGCATTTCTCTAGCATCTTCAACATGATCTGATAAGTAGACGTATGTTTGGGGCATATCTAGTAGTACACCGTCTAGCAGATCGTTATCATAACCAAGTGAATAGGCTTCAAACTCTGTTGGTTCACCGTTAATCCGTAATATCATGGTAGCCTTCTTGGATATATCCAGTTTGTAATATTATATGTCGTCCGATACGGTGTGCTAATCTATCCCTGCTACCGAGTAAGTGTTCAGCTAGGTATAAGTGAGCTAATACAGGGTCAGTCACGTTCTGATCTGTTAAATCCTCTAATAAACACAAAGCCCCGATTGCGATGTCGGGGCGTGGTCGTGGTAACAATGGTAATTCAGCGTGTAGATCTTGGTGTACTGGTTTTTCTAACGGAGTCACTACAAGAGGGTGTTGGCGTAGTTGCCTCAGTATTGGGGTACGATACCATGCCCTGTTATAGAAGGTATGGTGGCGTGAAGTTTCCACATCAATACTCGCCCATATCTGACCAGCGACCACCTGGTTCATCAAACGGCAGCTCTGGTTGATTATCCAATGCCTCGTCGAGCATCACAGAAGCCCCTCTGTTGTGTTCACTAAGACATAGCTCTACATGTCTACCAGCATTCCAAACACCGCTTAGAAACGCTCCTGCACGTTCACGAAGTGCTTTGATATCTACTATCTTAAACTCTGGCCACTGTTGTTCCATGATTGCTCCTTGGTAATCTAGCCCAATACACCGCCACTAAGCGATTATTTAGTCTTTGTGAACTTCGTAACTGTTTTCTACGCCTTGTGCTTGTCGGCTGTTTGTCCGATGGTCAAGCCAGTGTAGTGCTTCTTCGAGCTTAGTGATTGCTAGAGAGTTTTCTCTGCATCTAAACTTTGTACTATTAAAGAACTCAAGTCTTTGAATGGCTGCGGTTATAACATCTTCTACAAATGCTCCGTTTCTGCCACCAGCTATGATTCCGTCTTGCCAGTTGATCTGCAAGCCAGTGCTAGTAGTTTCGCCACCTGTGGGGTTGTTGTTTTCATCTGTTTTGAATTGTGATTTCACATCATCTGATTTATTCATACTTACTCCTTACTTGAGTGGCGGTAGGCTGGGCTAGATTGTTAATGTGCTTTATAAACTACTCACCAAATATTGCGTCTACTAAATCTTCGGCTTCATTTTCAACTGTCCGAACAAGGTTGCCTAAAAATCCCATACTATTTCCC